ATCCATTCGCTAAGGGTACTACAGCTGCTAACGCAACTGCAACTCTTGAGCAAGATTCGAACAAGTACTACCGTCGCGTTCTTGTTAACAACCTTATGTAATCATAAGAGTTGGAAACAACCAACCAAAAACTGGAAGGGGGGTCGAAAGGCTCCCCTTCTTTTTGGCATGTACAATATATAAATAGTGTGTATAATGCATCTATGGCCAAGGAAAAGATATGACTGCCGTTAATAGTATCAACAAGAACTTTCTATCGCCGCTCGGCTATAAGTTCACCTTGGCACGTGCACCTGCGATCAGTTACAATGTGCAGAACATCCGTTTTCCTGGTGTGCAGATGAGTAACGGCGAGAGTCCAACTCCGTTCGTTCCGATTCCAGTGACGGGCAAACTTACTTATAGTCCGTTGGATATTACGTTTCGCTTGAACGAGGATATGACAGATTATTTGGAGATCTATAACTGGATGGTGTCATTGGCATCGCCTGTTAACTTTGACGGTTATAAAACTTTACAGAATGCCCAAGCAGGAACATCAGCAACTCTGTATTCTGATCTTAACTTACAGATCATGAACAGCAGCATGAACTCGAATATTATGATTACTTTCTACGACGCGTTTCCAGTAAGTCTCGGAGATATTGAGTTTAATAGTACAGATACCAGTGTCAATTATATAGAATGCAGTGTAGAGTTTAAATATCTGAGGTACGACATTACTAAACTATAGGATTTATTATGAAAATTGATGACATATATGCAGAATGGGAAAAGGATTCCCAGATCAACCGCGCTGAGCTCGGCGATGAAGCTCTCAACATTCCAAAACTCCATCACAAGTATTTCAAGATTTTTACGCATGAGCGTCTGCTGCTTCGTAAGCAAGAGGCAGAGATGAAGCAACTCAAGCTCGAGAAGCTGGAGTTCTACACTCTCGGACCGACAGAAGAGTCACACGAAAAAGGTTGGCGCTTGCCACCTCAAGGAAAAATACTGAAATCTGAGGTGAATAACTATATAGAAGCAGACAAGGATATTGTCAACCTATCTCTGAAGTTGGGCATTCAACACGAGAAGATCGACCTGCTTGAGTCCATCATCAAGTCCCTTACGGCACGCGGCTTTAATATCAAGGCGGCGATCGAGTGGGAGCGTTTTAAAGTAGGTATCTAATGAGTACAGTACATCTCAAGTTCATAAACAATGTCCACGTCAAAGTGGAGGCAGAGCCATCGACTATCATGGAGTTGGGTGATGTGTTTACGTTCTATGCTGAGAACTATAAGTTCCATCCAAAGTATCGAGCCAGAATGTGGGATGGAAAGATTCGTCTTGTCAACAATCTGACTGGATATGTATACGCCGGATTGGCAAGGCATATCAAGAAATTCTGTGATGCCCGAAACTATCAGTTTACGTTCGACGAAGAGCTGTACTACGACGGAATATCTGAGCACGAGCTAAGAGAGTTCATAAATACACTTGGAATTCCTGAGAAGTATGCGATCAGAGACTATCAGTTTGATTCAATTTTAAAGTGTATCAGATCAAATCGAAGAACGTTAGTATCTCCGACTTCTTCTGGTAAATCATTGATGATCTACGTTCTGATGAGATGGTATCAGAAGCATAAAGGTCTGATCATCGTTCCTACTATCGGTCTGGTCAATCAGATGGAGAGTGACTTTCGAGATTATGGGTATACAGGTAGCATACACCTGTCCACTCAAGGACTGAACAAGTCGAATGATATCGACTGTGACATGGTCATTACCACTTGGCAGTCACTCAACAATGGCAAGAACAAGATGCCAAAACCTTGGTATCAACAATTTGGTGTAGTATTTGGAGACGAAGCACATGGAGCAAAAGCGACTTCGCTTATACAAATTCTTAGCAGCCTTACTGATTGTAAATTTCGCTTTGGGACTACTGGCACCCTTGATGGCACAGCCCTTAACGAGACAACAATCGAAGGTCTCTTCGGCCCAAAATACAAAGCCGTCAGCACAAAAGAGCTCATGGATCAAGGATACGTATCCAAACTCAAGATCAAGTGCATCGTCCTTAAGTATAATGAATCTATTAGCCATGCAGTCAAGGGAAAAACATATCAAGAAGAGATCGATTTCCTCATTAATTGCGAAGCACGGAATAAGTTCATCCGCAATCTCGGACTCTCACTAAAGGGTAATAAGCTTGTTTTCTTTCGAATTGTGGATCATGGCAAAACACTCTATGATCTCTTCACAAGAAGTGCTAATCATAATGTGTTTTACATCGATGGCTCTGTTAGCGGTGATATGCGAGAGTCTATACGTAAGGCTATCGAAGAAGAAGAAAACGCCACCCTCCTCGCCTCGCTAGGAACGACATCGACAGGTGTGAGTATCAATCGACTACATCATATGGTCGCCGCTTCTCCATCGAAGTCGAAGATCAAGGTTCTACAGTCCATCGGTCGTATGCTTCGATTGCATGAAGAGAAACAAGAGCACGGCGCCATCTTATATGATATCGTCGATGATCTGTCTTATAAATCCCATCAAAACTTTACGCTCAAACATTTCCTTGAAAGAACCAAGATCTATGATGCCGAGCAGTTTGACTACGAAATTTACAACGTGAAGGTTTAGTTATGATTAAAGTAATACATCTTATTAGCTGCGATACGATTGTCGGAGATTTCGAAGAACTTGAGTCTGAGTATGTGATTCATTATCCATTCCTTATGGAAATAGTCGATGACACAGAGCAAGGATCCGGCATTCGAATGGATTATTTGTTAGCATTTTCGAAAGATAACTGTGTACATATAAAGAAAAATGATGTAATGTATAACTATACACCATCAGATATGATGGAAGAATATTACAAGCGCCTAGTCGATTACACCGTAAAACACCAAACTGATAAGATTCTTAAGCAGACCATTGAGGATATGAATGAGATGGATTCAAGACTGAAGAAACTCATGACTCAAAGGTTTGTAGGAAAAGATACAGTAAATTGAGAAAGTCTAAATGATGATTAAAAAGAAGCCGACCACCCACTATATCGACAATAAGTTGTTTTATACAGAGATGGTCAAATTCTGGAACTCGTGTCAAGAAGCCAAAAAGAATGGCGATCCTCGACCTCCAATTCCAGAATATGTGGGTAAGTGCATCATGCTTATTGCCCAGCGGCTATCAACTCGACCTAACTTTATCGGATACTCGTACCGAGAAGAAATGGTCGGAGATGGTATTGAAAATTGTTTGACTTACATTCACAATTTTAACCCAGAAAAATCTACTAATCCGTTTGCTTACTTCACTCAGATTATCTACTATGCATTCCTACGTAGAATTCAAAAAGAAAAGAAGCATACGTATATCAAGCATAAAGCTTTTGAGAATAGCATGATCATGAATACTCTCGTGGACATGGCACCAGAAGATAAGTCGCATTTCAATGCAGCATTCATCAATGTGTCAGAGAAGCTAGGCGAATTAGTAGAAAAGTTTGAAGCAAAGAAACCGCCCAAGAAAGTTGAAAAGAAGGGCGTAGAAAAGTTTATTGAGGACGACGACGATGAAGAATAATATCCCACCTCTCCTTGAGCAGTACAGAGAAAACATGCTCGATCCAAAGAATTCAATGACAGCACGTTACAATTATATGATTAACCTCCAAAACATTCGTGACTTCTGTGACATGTGTTTACGAGAATATGATAAGAAAGTCAAGAAGGTTTAAATGAAAATTGCTTTGATCACTGACACTCATTGGGGAGCACGTGGAGATTCTGCTGCTTTCGCCGAGTATTTTAATAGGTTTTATTATGATTACTTTTTCCCATATCTTTCGGACAATGGTATTACTCGCATTTTCCATCTTGGTGATATTGTTGATCGACGCAAGTACATCAACTTTGTCACCGCCAGACATCTCAGAAAATTCGTCGAACACTGTGACACTTCAGGAATTAGACTAGACGTTATCGTTGGAAACCATGACACTTCGTTCAAGAACACAAACGAAGTCAACTCTATGAGGGAGCTCTTCGAGCATTCGACCTATGATATCCATTACTATTCTGATCCTAC